CATAGAGTAACCTAGAACAAAGCTGTTCGTTACATCATCTGACCACTACATCTTGTGGTTGTTGTCGGTGTCTTGACACAAGCTGGTGTTATACGCTATACTACCGATAGGTTCTAACCAATACCATAAGAGGTAAATAGCTATGTCAAAGACACTTGAAAGATACCAGCCAAAGGGCAATCCGAAAGCTGATATCTCAGCCAAAGCTAAGAAGCTTGTAGATACCTTAGTAGCCACAGGATGTACCATCACAGAAGCATCAAAACTCGCTGGTTACAAGGGTAATTCATCTCGTGTTAGTGCTAGTAAGATGCTACGAAAACCTGAGGTACAGGCATACATGATGTCTGAGATACAGCGAAGTTTCGGATTGTCTTCAGCCAAAGCATCAGCACGACTCCTATCCCTTTCTCAGGGGGCTAAGAGTGAGTATGTACAGCTTGAAGCTAGTAAGGACATACTCGATAGGGCTGGGTTCAAAGCCCCTGAGAAGCACCAACACTTGGTTGGTGGTAATTTCTCCATTAACATAGACTTATCGTAGAAATTACAGGGATAGTGTCGTGTGATGGTTACCCCACCCCCAAAAACTAGGCAACGACAAGTGAGGGGGGTACTGTACACACAATATAGTTCTTCAAGGTTCGATCATCATGTGTTATAGATTTGGTTATGGCTTATAAAACTCCAGCATGGCAAAGAAAGGCAGGGAAGAATCCTAAAGGTGGACTCAATGCTAAAGGTCGTGCATCTTATAAAGGCGGTACATTGAAAGCTCCTGTTAAGTCAGGCGACAATCCTAGAAGATCATCTTTCCTTGCTAGAATGGGAAACATGAAAGGACCTGAATATAAGAATGGTAAGCCAACAAGATTACTACTATCGCTCAAAGCTTGGGGTGCATCATCAAAAGCTGATGCTAGAAAGAAAGCTAAGGCAATGGCAGTACGATTAAAAAACAGAAAAAAGAAAGGAAAAGCATAATGCCTACAACTAAAGCGTCTTATGGCGAAAAGAAGACACACACTACTAAAGATGGTAAGAAAGCTAAGAAAGGTTTGTATTACTATATTAATAAAAAAAAGAAAGCTGGTACTTCAAAGAGCAAAGCTAAATCAACTATCTCTAAGTCAGCTTATGACAACATGAAAAGTGGCTTTAAAAAATAATAAATATTTGGTAAAGTTATGGAAAAGTGGCGAGATAGAACTTGTTGAAGAACATAAATTAAGCGAAGAGGAATTTAAAATTTTTTTTTGCCCAATAGGTTTTCGTGCAACATATGAGGATATAAAAGATGAAGAGAGTACCTAAAACAACACACCCTGATGGAAGAAACAACACAAAGGAAAACTATGAAGAAGCAAGAAAAATCCGAACCAAAGAAGAACTCAATACTCCACAAAAATCAGAAGAGAGCAAATCAGATGATGGAGAACGAGAAGAAAGCTAAACAAGAATACACAGCTAAAAGAATAAAAGAATATGTAGAGTTTAAAATGTTAAAAGGTCATTCAGAAGAAGAAGCAACTAAGATGGCTAAAGAACAGATAATGAATCAAGCACCATGAGTATCTTCACTAAGGTTGCTATAAAAGATTTAAAAATACTAAGGCAGGTAGTAAGAACTCAACACATGAAACATTATCCTGCATCCCATGTCAATGACACAGAAGCAGATAGAATAATTGAATCTCTTTCAGATAATGCAAGAGAGAAACTAATTAAACTGGCGGTAGATTATGGGATCACTAAATTATAAACCTGATGGGGAAACCCTAAAAAATTTTTTAAAAGATAATAACTTTCTTAGAGGACTGCGTGGTCCAGTAGGTAGTGGTAAATCTGTTGCTTGTTGTATAGAAGTTATTAGAAGAGCATTACTTCAAAAGCCATCTGAAGATGGTAAAAGAAAATCAAGATGGGCTGTCATAAGAAATACAAACCCACAATTAAAAACAACAACAATTAAAACTTGGCTTGATTGGTTTCCTGAAGAAGAGTGGGGAAGATTTGGCTGGAGTGTTCCATATACTCACAATATTAAAAAAGGAGATATAGAACTTGAAGTTATATTTTTAGCACTTGATAGACCTGAAGATGTAAAAAAATTATTATCATTAGAACTTACTGGTGTTTGGATTAATGAAGCAAGAGAAATACCTAAGTCTATTGTAGATGCTTGTTCAATGAGGGTAGGAAGATATCCATCTATGAGAGATGGTGGACCAAGTTGGTATGGTGTAATAGCAGATACTAACCCACCTGATACAGATCATTGGTGGTCTATTATGGCAGGAGAAACAATCATTCCTGATTACATAACTAAACAAGAAGCTAAGATGTTAGTTAAACCTGATAACTGGTCTTTCTATAATCAACCACCTGCTATGATAGAAGTTAAGAATAAAGAAAATGAAATAGAGGGATATGAAAATAATAAAGTTATGGAGAACCAAAAGAACTTAACTCCAAATTATTATAGTAATATTATACGAGGTAAAACTAAATCTTGGATTGATGTTTATGTATTAAATAAATTAGGACAAGTAGAAGATGGCAAACCTGTTTATGAATCTTATAATGAAGAAGTACATTTAGCAAAAGGAGATTTAGCTATTGCAGATGGTGTTCCTATATTTTGTGGAATAGATTTTGGATTAACACCTGCTTGTGTATTTGCACAACGAATAAGAAATAGATGGGTAGTGTTTGATGAATTAGTTGCAGAAGATATGGGTATAGTAAAATTTTCTGATTTAATGAAACAAGTTATGGCACAATACTTACCAAGAGAATTTGTAATTTTTGGCGATCCAGCAGGGGATCATAGAGTACAAACAGATGAAAGTACACCCTTTCAAATCATGCGTGGTAAAGGAATATATGCAAGACCAGCTCCATCAAATGATGTAACTCTTAGATTAGAATCAGTATCATCTGTATTAAATAGAATGGTAGATGGAGAGTCAGGTATCATTATAGATAACAAATGTAATAACTTAATTAAAGGTTTTGCTGGTGGATATCACTATAGAAGACTCCAAGTATCAGGAGAAAGATATGATGAAAAGCCAAATAAGAATAGATTTTCTCATGTCCATGATGCTTTACAATATTTATTGTTAGGAGCAGGAGAGGGAAGAGCATTGACTATTGGTAAAAAAACTAATAAACCTGTAGTTGCGAAAAGGAATTTTAATGTATTTGATGTCAAACCAAAATCAGTTTACGAAAGGAGAAGATAGTTATGTGTGCAGGTCCATTTAAACCATCTCCTCCGCCACCACCACCACCTCCAGTAGAAGAGGAAAGTGTAAAGCAACAAAGAGCAAGAATGCGTAAGCAACAAGAAGCAGAAAGAACTGCTAATAAGCAACAAGCATTCGAAGATAGAGTTGCGGCATACTCAGGTAGAAGAGGTCGAAGATCACTTTTATCAGGTAGAAGAGGCGGACAGGGTTTTGAAATCTCATCTAATCTAATGTCTAAAGATACTTTAGGAGCATAGATGGTAGTAGATGTTAAACCACAAAGAGTAGAGAACTATTCTGAGAGTGGTGTTAAGAGATTAATTACTCGTTATAACAATGCTAAGGCAGTCAAAGATATGTGGCTTCCTACTTTTGAAGAATGCTATGAATTTGCTTTACCACAAAGGGAAAGTTTTTATAGTGAATCAATAGGTAGAAGACGATCTGACAGAATCTTTGATGAAACTGCTGTAGTAGGTGTACAAGAATTTGCTAGTAGATTACAATCAGGTATTGTTCCTAACTATGCAAGATGGGCAGACTTTGTTGCTGGTACAGAAATACCTAAAGATGAACAGAAAGATGTTAATTTAGAATTAGATCAAGTAACAGAATATGTTTTTGAAATATTACAGAACTCAAACTTTTCACAAGAAGTACATGAAACATTTTTAGATTGTGCAGTAGGTACAGGTGTATTGTTAGTAGAAGAGGGAGATGCAATACATCCAGTTAAATTTAAAGCAATCCCATTACCACAAATAGTTTTAGATGCAGGACATGATGACAAGGTAGATCATGTATTTAGAAATAGAAAAATTAAAATGAAAGATATTATTCATGCTTATCCTGAAGCTGTGTTATCTGAAAAAATGCAAATGGATATGGACAAAGCTCCTGACATGGATTGTGATGTATTAGAAATTGTTTATAAAAATTATGCTAATACAAAAGAAGATGAATATAAATTTTGTGTTATCTCACAAATGTATGAACATAAATTATTTGAAGAAACATACAAAGGTTTAGGATCAAATCCTTATATTGTTTATAGATGGTCTAAAGTAGCAGGAGAAGTATATGGAAGAGGTCCATTACAATTAGCGTTACCTGCAATTAAAACTTCTAACTTAGTTATAGAATTAATTTTAGAAAATGCACAGATGTCTATATCAGGAATGTATCAAGTAGAAGATGATGGAGTTATTAATGTAGATAACATTGCACTAATTCCAGGGACTATTATTCCTAAAGCGGCTGGATCATCAGGACTACAACCAATAGCACCAGCAGGAAACTTTAATGTAAGTGATTTAGTTTTAAGAGATATGAGAACTAATATTAAAAAAGCATTGTACAATGATATGTTAGGTACACCAAATGAGAAAACACCTATGACAGCTACAGAAGTTGCAGAAAGAATGGCTGATCTATCAAGACAAATTGGAGCGGCATTCGGAAGACTACAAGCTGAATTAGTTAATCCAGTATTACAAAGAGTAATTTATATTTTAAAGAAACAAGGAAGAATAAAAATACCAGTTGTTAATGGTAGAGAAATAAAAATAAGATCATCTTCTCCATTAGCACAAGCACAACAGCAACAAGATGTTGCCACAATAGATAGATTCTTAGGTATGGTACAACAAAGAGTTGGTCCACAGTTATTGAATGTTCTTGTTAAACAAGATGAGGTAGCTAAATATGTTGCTAAAAAATTAGGTGTTCCTGAAGAGTTAATAAGATCGCAAGAAGAAATGCAGGAAGCCGCCCAACAAATGCAACAGATGATGCAACAACAACAAGGACAGGAACAACCGCCAGAAGAAGAAACTCAATAAAATGATAACTTCAATATGCATAAATCTGTTTTAGTAATTAGTGATCTACATATCCCCTATCATCACAAAGATTCTTTTGCTTTTCTAAAAGCTATTAAGAAAGAATTTAAACCTGATACTGTAATTAACATTGGAGATTTATTAGACTTCCATGCAATATCTATGCATGAACATAATCCTGACTTACCAAGTGCAGGACATGAATTAGATATATCAAGAGAATATATAAAAGAATTAGAGGGAATATTTCCTGAAGTAACTGAAGTAGATTCTAATCATAGTAGTTTAGTTTATAGAAGAGCATTAAAGTTTGGAATGTCAAAACAATTTCTAAAACCTTATGGAGATTTCTTAGGTACTAGAAAATGGAAATGGGTAGATGACATGACATTAAAATTAAGTAATGGAAAAAAATGTTTCTTTACACATGGAAGATCAGCAGACATTTTAAAAGTTTCACAGACAATGGGTATGAGTGCAGTACAAGGACACTATCATACAAAGTTTGTTATATCTTATTGGGCTAACCCTGATGATATATTCTTTGGTATGAATGTAGGATGTTTAATTAATCAAAAGTCTATGGCATTCTCATATGCAAAAAACTTTAGAACAAGATTTATTATTGGATGTGGAGTAATACTAAATGGAATACCTAGACTACTTCCAATGGTATTAGATAAAAATGGAAACTGGATAGGAGAGTTAGTATGA